TCAAAGATAGTTCTACACCACCTTTTGTTGATGCGATCAATGCATCCACTGGTGCGATCGTGACCGCAAACTCTGTGACATTTACAAGTGCAACATCTGTAACCGCAAACTTTACTTTACCAGTTGACGGTACATATTTTTTAAGATTAGAGAACAATGATGGTATCGCATGTAGATCTGGAACAGCTTTACTAACTGTATCTGATGCACCTGCATGGACAACATCTGCAGGTAGCCTAGGAACAGTGGCCGCTGCAGGATCTGTCAACTTTACAGTTGCTGCAACAAATGCTACAAGCTTTGCTAAGACATCTGGAAGTTTTCCAGGTGGTGTAACTATTAATAACTCTGGTGTGATATCTGGAACTGAGTCAGGGTCAACGCAAACGACTACGTATACGTTTACTATACGAGCAACGGATGCAGAGGGGCAAACAGCGGACCGTCAGTTTTCAATTACAATATCTCACGGAGCGTCGGGAGGAGCACAATTTAACTAATGTCAGCAGCAACAAGAATAGTTAGAACCTTTGGAAGTGGAAATCAGAAAAAATGGACTATGTCATTTTGGATGAAAGTATCAAGAATAAATTATACTGATGGTGGAGGCGGAAATTCAAGACAAGTTTTTGGTCAAACTCTATCTAATTATTGTAGATTTATAATAACTGGTAGCACTCAAAAAATACAATTTTATGAAAGTCAAGGTATGGATTTAAGACCATCTATGACTTTTAATGATCCTAACGCTTGGTATCATGTAGTGGTAGCTGTAGATACAGCACAAGCGACAGCATCTAACAGAGTAAAAATTTATATTAACGGTGTACAGCAAACTGCTTTTGATACTGAAACTTATCCAGGACAAAATGTCGATTTACATTTTAATAAATCAGGAACGCATGATATAGGTGGAAGTTCAGCTTATGGTGGTTATGACTACTTTAATGGTTTATTATCGCATGTACATCTTACAGACGGTTATGCCTATGCTGCATCTGACTTTGGTTCAACAGACAGCACAACTGGAGAATGGAAAATAAATACCTCACCAAGTGTTTCTTATGGGACAACTGGGTATTGGATTTTAAAAGATGGAAATGGATTAACAGACCAATCGCCTAATAGTAATAATTGGACACTTTCTACTGGTACACTTACAAAAACAGAAGATAATCCAAGTAATGTTTTTTGTACATTAAATTTTTTAAGCACAGATAGTGGAGTGACATTATCAAGTGGAAATACTGAAAGTGATTATGATGGAAGTGTTGGACATGCAAAAGGAACTTTAGGTTTTTTATCTGGTAAATTTTATTGGGAAGTAAAAATAGCAACAGCAGCAAGTAACTATCCTATGCTTGGTATTGGTAGTTTAGATGCAGCAAATATGCAAAAACCAACAGGAGGAAGTTATCCAGGTGGTTTTGCAGGTAGTTATGGTGCTTATGGTAATGGTAATGTTTATGCTAATGGTTCAAATACAGGTTCACAAGGTTTTACTTGGGCAACAAATGATATAATAGGTATAGCAGTTGATTTAGATAGTGGAACAAAAACTATCAAATGGTATAAAAATGGAAATGCAACAGCAATAGCTTCAACTAATATTACAACTGATGGTCCTTTTGCTTCAATGGATTACAATGGTGGAGAAGCAGCTGTCAATCTTCAGTATAATTTCGGAAATGGTTATTTTGGAACAACAGCAGTATCTAGTGCAGGAACTAATGCTAGTAATAACGGGATTTTTGAGTATGATGTCCCTGCGGGCTATACCGCGTTATCGACGAAGGGTTTAAATTTATAATGGCTTACACAACTATCAATAAATCCAGCTTACATTTTAATACTAAACTTTATACTGGTAATAGTACAACAGACACAGCAATTACTGGAGTTGGTTTTCAACCAGATTGGCTCTGGGTAAAATCAAGAGGTAGTGCTGAAAGTCATTTTCTTCAAGATGCTGTTAGAGGTGCTACTAAAAATCTAAAATCAGAAAGCAGTTCTAATGAAGCTACTGATGCACAAAATATAAAATCATTTGATAGTGATGGATTTACTCTTGGAAGTAATGATGGTGTAAATGATAGTGGATTTAATTATGTAGCATGGAATTGGAAAGCAGGAACTGGAGCAGGTTCATCAAATACAGATGGTTCTATAAACACCACATCTACTTCTGTTAATTCTGCTGCTGGATTTTCAATATCAACATACACAGGTTATGGAGGTGCTTCAACAATTGGTCATGGCTTGGGTGCTGTTCCTAAAATGATTATAGTAAAAAAAAGAAGTGGGGCAAGTTATGATGAGAGTTGGTATGTATATCATGAAGCCATTGGTAATACTCACACTTTAGGTTTAAATAGTAATGGTGGTTCTTCAGATGTTGTTGTTTGGAATGATACGACACCAACAAGTTCTGTATTCAGTGTGGGAAATGATAGTACAAATAGAAGTGGAAATGAATTTGTTGCTTACTGCTTTGCAGAAAAAACTGGTTATAGCAAGTTTGGTTCATATACTGGTAACGGCTCAACGGACGGTCCATTTATTTACACTGGATTTAAACCTGCTTGGGTAATGACCAAAAAAACAAGTGGTTCTGGTGATTGGATGATCAGAGATAATAGAAGATTTGGTTACAACGGTAAATGGGGTGATTTATATCCAAATAATACTAATGCAGAAGGTGTTAGTGATAGTAATACACAATCAGATTTATTATCAAATGGTTTTAAATTAAGGATGTCACATTCAAATCATAATGAAAATGGTGGTTCATATATCTACATGGCATTTGGTCAATCAATCGTAGGATCTAATAATATCCCAGCAACTGCGAGGTAATCTCGCATGTATTTCGGTGCTACCCCCTTTTCGGCAGCAGCCTTCTCAGATGTAGGCTTTAATCCTAATGCTTTCGTGAGTCTTCAAGGTGTGCAACTAAATGTTGGCATCGGTAACTCAACGATTATTGGTAAAGTAGATATATCTGTAACTGGTAAACGAGTAAATATCGGAACCAGTGATGTAACCATTATAGCAAAAGCCAAAGAGGTATTGACAGGGAATGGTTTAGAGTTAGGAATAACAGCCCCTGCAGCATCGATACCAGCTTCTCCTCCTATCTTTGGTAATGGTTTTGAGATAGATACGGGAACCGTTATAACCAAGGGTAAATCTAAACCACCTATCACAGGTCAGGGGATAGATCTTGCAACAGGTAATGTAACAATAATAGGTAAATGTAATCTAACTGTTACAGGTAATGGTTTTGAGATAGCTCTTGGTAATGCGACCGCAAAAGCAAATGCGACAGCAATAGTATCAGGAAAAAGATTTAATGTATCAACAGGAGATGTTACAGTAATTGCTAAGGCCAAAGCGTTGCCAACTGGCGAAGGATTTGAGATAGGCACATCTGATATAACTATCAGACAATGGGAGCAGGTCCCAACTAACGCAACACAGGTTTGGCAGGAGATATAATATGTTTTTTGGAGCAACACCTTTCGCATCAACAACCTTTGCTGGAGTAGGTATTCAGAACGTAACTGTTCTGGTAAATGGTAAAAGAGTAAATATAACAATAGGAAACGCTAATGCTAGCACGGGAGAAGACGTAACAGGCAACAGATTTAACCTTGCATTAGGTAGTGTTTCTGTGGTATCTTGGAACCCAATAGATCCAAACGCAGGGCAAACGTGGGTAGAGATAGATCCACTAAACCCATAGGAGAATTATGGCATCAACATTTTCGAGTAATTTAAAACTAGAATTAATAACAACAGGTGAAAAGTCAGGTACATGGGGTACTATAACTAACACCAATCTACAACAATTGGAGCTGTGTCAAACGGTAAAAATCTTTATCTAAAACTTACAGGAACACTTGCTGCAAACAGAACTGTGACAGTTCCTGATTCAGTAGAGAGAGTTTATATTGTTGAGGATGCAACAAACAGATCTTCAAACAGATTCACACTAACAGTCAAAACAGCATCTGGCACAGGTTTAAGTTTACCTGTGGCATCAACCTCTTTAGTTTATGCAGATGGTACAAATATAAATCTAGGTCTTCGTAGAAAAGGTTACATAACCACAACAGGAACATACACAGCTGTTGCTGACGATCAGGTATTGGTCGATACTAGTGGTTCGACAGTAACTGTAAATCTACCGGCCTCACCTTCTGTTGGAGATGAAGTACATTTTATAGATAGTAAAAATTTCTTTGCATCAAACAATCTAACTGTCGGCAGAAACGGTTCTAATATTTTGGGTGCAGCCTCTAATCTAACAGTCAATACAAACGGTTCAGCATTTACTTTGGTGTTTGTTAATGCGACACGAGGCTGGGCTTACAAAACTAAAATATAGGAGCTATTGATGGCTCTAGTAGAGTTTAAATTTAAACCTGGAATAGACAAACAACAGACAGAAGCTGGTGCAGAAAACCGTTGGGTCGATTCGGATAACGTAAGATTCAGGTATGGTCTGCCAGAAAAAGTTGGTGGATGGGCATCACTGGTCACAGATACAATAGTTGGTGTTGCCAGGAAACAACATGCATTCGTAGATAACGACGGTAACCGGTACGTGGCCCTTGGAACAGATAAGTTTTTACTTATATACTTTGAAGGTCAATTGTATGACGTCACACCTCTTAAGGCAACTCTAACCTCTGCAACCATAGCAACGACAAACGGATCACCAACATGTACAATTACAAAAACAGCACACGGTGTGGCTGTCGGAGATATAGTGCAATTGGATTCTGTAACACTACCAGGTGGTACAGGTTTTACAAATGCTGATTTTGAGGATAAAAACTTTCAGGTTATATCTGTGCCAACAACAGGGACATTTACAATCAATCAAGCTAGTAATGCAAGTGGCACCGTATCGACAGGCGGTAGTCTAAGTATAAAACCATACGAACCAGTAGGACCAAGAGAACAGACTTATGGTTATGGTTGGGGTATGGACCCATACGGTAATGGTAACTGGGGTGAGGCAGCAGCCGCATCTGATGTTACACTAGAACCTGGACTATGGTCACTAAGTAATTTTGGTGAGGTATTGGTTGCAACAATATTAAACGGTAAAACATTTACATGGAACTCTGGTATATCACAGAGATTAACAACACGTGCATCAACAACAACATCTAACTTTGAAACAGGTAGCAATCCAACAAAGACAAGAGTCAGTCTTATATCACCAACAACAAGACACTTGATTCATCTCGGTACAGAGACAATCATAGGCACACCTGATTCGCAAGACGATATGTTTAT